CGTAGAGGTCCGTGGGGGTGTCGGAGTTGGCTGCGGTCTCGTCGTCGATGGACTCGGCGTACGAGAAGCGTTCGCACATGTACTCCTTGGTGGAGAGACGGCGAATGCCGCGGGGTGCAGCGGTGCCGCCGGCACGCACAGTTGCATCGTCGCGTTGGCTGTCTTCGCGGTTGCGCACGAAGTATTTGTTCGACTTGCGCTCTACGTTCACCAGAGGGAACACGCGGTTGTACGCATAGACGGGGTTGCTGAGGGCCCAGTCGATCATGACGTTGCGCAGCGTGGTGTTGACGTGCACATCACCCGAGGTCGGCTGAGAGGTCTTGGCGACAGGCTTGCGGATTGCTTCAGGCATGTCTGATTCCTTCTTTCTGTGGGTTGCTGAGTTCAGGGCTCAGACATCAGGGGAGAGGAGTGGGGGAGATGGCGATGGACACCGAGATGACCTGGTTGGCGGCCGAAGCAGCCTCCATGGCAATGCCCAGCGGGAAGTCGCCAGAGCCGGCAGTGGCCACCAGGTTCGAACCAGCAGCAGCCACGACGTCACCAACAGCGATGGCAGCCGAAGCACGGACGCGAGTCACGCCGAGGACGCGAACCGAGGCCTCCACGCCGTCGCCTTTGTCGCCGGAGCCGGAGCCGTTGGGCTTGTTTTGCAGAAAGCCCACAGCGAGCTCACCAGCAGCACAGCCAACGACGGAAGCGTCAGCGGTGACCTTGACGGGGCTGTAGATGGCGCCGGTCAGGTCGTTGGGGGTGGAGAAAGGGATGTCGAGAGTTGCGTATTCACCGTAGGCCATGGGGCCCTCCTTATTGGTGGTTGGCGTTCAGGGCCCATCAGCCGAGGACGGCTTCAGCCTTCAGCTCAGGGTTTTGCTCGGCCGCCTTGTTGTAGGCAGCGAACTCGGAGAGGCTGGGGTCCTCTTTGCGGATGTCCGCGGCGAGAGCCTTCAACCGCTCTTCAGCAGTCCCACCGCCGATGGTGTCGGCGTCGGGGGCTTCAGAGCCAGCTTCCACGAAGAGGCTGTCGGTGGAGGCTTGAGCCGAAGCGGCTTTGAGCACACCCACCAGGGTGTCGCCGGCTTCGGTGCTGACGCCGAAGGCAGCCTGCAGCGAGTCGGCGGTCTTTTCGAGGTCAAGAGCAGCCTCGCCGATGACTTCTTTGGCCATGTCGACGAACTTGGTGCGCTCTTGCTTCTTTTCGAGGGTCTCAAGACGCTCGGTGATGGTTTTGAGGGTGTCGACAGCAGCGGTGGCTTTGGCGTCGGCATCTTCGATGGATTTGCGGATGGTCGCGGCTTCGCCTTCGGGAAGGTCGGCCAGGATGTCCTCCAGGCTTTTTTCAACTTGTTGGGCCATGGTGGCCTCCTTCTCAGTGGTGGCCTCTTGGGCCTCCGGTTGTTGGGTTGCAGGCACTTTCGGCATGGAGAACGTCTCCAGGGCCTCGACTGCCTTTGCGAACTTCTCGCGCCCTTGCTCGTCCTTTGTATCAGACTGGGCGGAGAGGTCGTCAAGAATGCCTTTCAGCGTCTCGGCTGCTTCAGGGGCAGCTTTCTCCAGGTCCGTGGTCATCTTGAGCGCCTCTGACATGAACTCGTCCACGCTTCGCTTCATGTTCTGCGACATCTCAACAACAGGGAGGCACATGGACATCTCCACGGCCTCACGGAAGGCTCCACGGAGTTTGTTGAAGTCGGAGATGAACTTCTCCTCGGCAAGAATCTCCGCCGTGGTCATGTATTTCTCAGTGCTGAAGTCGACGCTCTGGTTGGTAGCCCAGTCCCACATCTTGCGAATGAAGGAGCGGTCGTCTTCGGCGTTCTTGACAATCATGATGTGCGCCTCTGGGTTGTCCCCGCGCTCGACAACGGAGCCTTCTTTAATAGTGAGGTGTTCCAGTTTCTGCTTCGGTTTGGCCATTTTCATCCTCCGATGAGTTCTGGGATGGCGGTGCCGCCCAGGCTAAACATTTTGTACTCACCCGACTTGACCTTCTCCCAGGTGTCGGGCTCATCGATCTTGAAGCCGACCCAGATGCCTTGCTTCATGACGCCGTCGGGGATGCCGAGGGCTTCGATTTTCTCTGGTGTGAAGACGATGCACTCGACCAGTTTCCCCACAGGTTTGATCTCCCCGTTCTCCTTTTGATGCTGCTCGCCGGCGTCGCGGTACTTCAGCACGAACTCGTAGGAGGCCTTCTCCAGGGTGGGGACGTCAATAACATCACCGGAAGCGTCGACCACCTGTCGGCCATCCTCAGTCTTGGAGACGTAGAGCCAGCCGAAGGCCAGCATTTGATCCTCGTCCGCCTTGACGACCTCAAAGTCCAAAGACTTTTCCACCCGCCCCATGAAGTGGTCGCACGTCTCCTTTTCATAGGTGCTCATCCCGTGATAGCTGCAGTGGCGCTTCTCGTAGTAGCGGCAAGCACCGCACGAGTTTTCAAGGGACTGAGCCAGTGAAAGCACTGCCATTTTTTCGCGATGCATTTTGTTTTCCCGGTTGGCTTGTTCAACGATTCTTTTCGACCAGGCATACCCCTGGTCTCCGCCCCAACCCATCCACGCTTGCCAGCCTTTACCCTGTTCCGACCAAGTGGCGCCCTGCTTGTCTTGCTGGTGCCGGTCGAAATACGCCTTCATGCGCTTGACGGTGTCGAGACTGAGGGGTTGTCGGTTGATGAGCTGACGGGCTCTTGCGAGCCCCACAGCGGTCATACCTCGCTGCGAGGGTGGCTTCTCGGCTCGAACCTTGAGCGCACGTTTCGCATTCTGAGCCATCTCAGATGTGGGTTTGTATGTTTTGTTCTTCAGCGACTCTTTTGGTGAGCCACTGTCTGCGTTGCGTGCGTACGGCATGGACGCACCCTATCGCAGGGATCTCAAGGACGCTGCAACAACGCAATGGGGCAGCGGCAGTTGGGATGCGCTGGTGGTGCGTCGTAGGTCTGGCCGTTGGCTGGGCTGTTGAACGACTGATTCAACTCCACCACGGCATTGTCGGCCACGATGGCCTCACAGATGGGGCAGGCGTTGGGGCCCAGCACCCACTCCTTCTTGGCTGTGAGCGGTGCAACACCCTGAGCCTGGGCCATGCGCCAAGCGTTGACGGTGCCCTGGTTGCGGGCAGCCATCATCTCGGTGCGGGCGATGGTGCGGGCTCGGCTCTTGAGGAGCTTGTTGCGGTAGGCGTCAATGGTTCGGGTCACCTGCTTTGCGTTTTTGCCGGCGTCGAACAGCTTCTGTTGGCGCTTGAGGACTGCGTTGGCATCCCGCGGGGTGAGGCCGATAATCGTCTCGACTGTTTTAGCCACTTGGCGCGGGGAGGCGTTGGTGTTGAGTCCATTCTCAATGACCTGCTCAATGGCTGCCCGGGTGGAGTTGGTGATGCCGGTGATGAAGCTGGTGCCGCGGTTCTCCCGCCAGAGGTTGGTCTGGTTCTGCTTTTCGTCAGGGCCCCAGATGACCTCTTGCTTTTCGATCTCCTTGTACGGGAGGCCGGAGGCCTTGAGGGTGGCGCGAGTGGATGAGCCCAACACCTGCTCGGTACCTGTGACCCAACCGGTCAGGATCGTGGTGGCCCACCTCTCCCAGTCCAAGTGGTGGTGGCGTTTTTGGTGACCTCTCGGGCCCATTCTTTGCGCAGGTCTTCGACAGCCTGAAGGAACGGCTTGGTGATTTTGCCTTGGGCGTTGCGGGCGATGTTCAAGCCCTGCTCCCAAATCTCCATCTCGCCGTCCACCTTGGCGATGTCTTCGAGGCTGATGTCTTGGCCACCATTGCACATGTCAGACCCCCACCACCAAAGTGTTCACGCCGTCGCCCTGGATGAGGTCCACAGGCATGCCGCGGATACCGTCCACGGCTTTGGCGATGTCTGCAGCCGTCTGCTCGTTGGCTGCCTCTTCCTCTTGCTCGATGTCCTGTTGCATGCCGACCTGAGCCTCGGTGCTGTCGAAGATCTCCTGCTCCAGGTCTTCAGGGATGGGCATGTCGGCCATCTGCAGCAAAGCGCGCTCGAGTGCTGGGGCTGGGGTGATGAGGCCGGCGTCGGTGGCGAGCTTCAACGTCTCCACCAGCTGCTTCATGTTCACCTTCTCAATGTCGCCATGCTCCCAGCGTGGCCACAGTTCGCGGGGTGCACCGTTGAGGCGCATAAGCTCCTCGACAGCCTGGCGGTTGAAGGTGTCCTCGATGTTGACCAGCAGGGCCCCAATGGTGGCCGCGAAGACGTTGGTGTTCTCCGCAGCAAGGGCGAAGCTGCCCACCTGGTCCATGCCGAGGAAGATGAACTGCGTGGCCAGGGTCTGGGCGATGTTCTTTTGGTACCGGCTGATGACCTTGTCGAAGTCGAACTGACGAGAGCCGCCGGAGTCGAGCAAGCGCAGCTTGAAGCCGGTGGGCATCTTCTTGTCATCCAGTTCGGCCGGGATGAGAACGCCCTCGTTCTGGTTGCGCTTCATGCTGCTCAGCATCTTCTTGAACTTGCGCACCAGGCTCTTCTTGGCCTCGCTGGCCGTGCTAAGCAGGTACTCATACGGCACCTCCATCACGACCATGCCGGTGGCGTCCCGTTCGGCGCCGATGCCTTCGAGTTCTTGGAAGCGCTTCAGGTAGAAGTACGACCGGAAGGCATTCCGCAGGAGGGACCGGCCCTCTGGGTTGTTCTTGTCGGTCTCGGTG